AACTTCAACAATTTTTACAAGGTTTACAATTTGAGGTAATGAATTTAAATCACTTGATGTTCTAAATCTACCTCCCGCGACTTGCGCTTCCGTTGCTAGCCCCATTCTTATCAAATCTTGCGGTGTTAAAGAAAATTCTCCGATATCCGATAAATCAACATCCATGACAATTGTTTGAGCCCCTAATGGAGCACCCATAATCATGTAATCACCACTATCATTTGTTTTCGCCGTGAATTTATAGTACTTGTCGTATAGTTCTACTGCTGTGGAGCCTGTTAAAGAATCCGCCCTTGATGGTAATGTACCTGTAGCTGCGTGTGTTGAATATGATTTTTCGTATGGTAACAGATTATATCTGTATCCGTCCTCGTTCTTGTCTGTTGGCGATTTGTAAGGGTAGATTGATGAAATGATTGGGTTAGATTCATCAACACTGTCAATTGGAATGAACACAGAAACTCTTGCATTTGGAATACCAAACCCATTGTTCGCAGTTACTCTTCCAACCAAAACTCCATAATTTGCACAATTTCTTGTGTAGATGTCCGCCTGTTGAATTTTCAAAGATAAAATCTCCAAGAATTCAAAGTCTTGTTCTAAGTCTACATTAATTGCTTTATTAACACCAAGTTCAGTTCTTATTCTGTAAGATTGACCCATCAATACCTTTTCTTATAAATAGTTTATGTGTTATTTTTAAAGGTGCACACATACACAATTAAAGTATAAGTCAAATGAATAATAAATAAATGTGTTAAGAGAATGTTACTGATTGGAAATTCTTAACCGAAACTTTAATATCTTTGTTTGGATATCTGATTTGATACACCTGAGATGGTTGTGCGAAAATTGTGTCATCAACAGGTGCAATTTGTTTTGTTTCAGGGTCAGAATATTCCATAGAAGTTTCTGCTGATGAATATTGTCCACCAACTTGATTATATATGCTTAATCCAGCAACAGTTAAAACACCATTTTGGTTTTGAATAATACTACTCAACTCTGATAGATATACGTTTTGACCAAGTTGTCTTACTTGTGGGTCAAAATAAGTTGATACTTTATCAATCACATTTGTAATGATTTGTCCTGAGTTTTGAGCTGAGTCTAAAACAATAGAAACTTCAACACTTAGGTCAATAACTTCAGCAGTTAATATTGAAATGTAATCGTTCATCATTCTATAGTTAGACAAATAGTTGGCTACGTTTTGTCTTAAAGTATTTGAAACAATACTTGTAAGTTTACCTGAAGTATCATAAGATAATAATTGAATTAATATCTTATTATCATTTTCTGTTACAGATACTTTTGCAGGTGCACCAAACTCAGATGGCATATTTCTTATGATTGACTCATAATCCTGAACCGTAACCGCTCTTTTTTGTGCTGAGAAGTTGAATGAAACATAGTTTCTAATTTCCTCTAATGAAGGAACTCCTGCTCCACCAACCGCTGCAGTTACGTTATTTGCTCTTAATGAATTAACTACTGATGAGTTTGTTAATTCTGAAGGACCATTAACATATAGTGAAACTGTACCAATTTGATTGATAACGTTTGTTCCCAAGTTTGTTGCTAAACCACCACCAACTCTATATTGAATAAACAATGTTGAGTTAGGTATTAGTGTTGAACCTAATGAGAAATTATTTGAATATCTTTGTAAATCTAATGTTGTTCCTAAAGTTGTGAATTGGTCAAGAGCGTCTTGGGCTGTATTTGTTCCACCACCAAAAGTCATTTTCTTGAATCCTTCTGATGTATATTCACTAATAAATCTGTTTGAAGTTTGAATATATCTTCCAACTTTGATTCCTGGTTGGTCAGATACTTTTGTTGGGTCTTCAACAAAAACTCTATCTTCCGCTAAGGCATCCACTTCATACCATCTATTTGCAACACCTAAAAATTCTGCGGCTGTTGGTATGTTTGTATATTCTGTACCACTTTTAAGTAGGACACTTGTAATTCCAAGAACATTTTTTTCAGGTAAAAATAATTCAAAGAATGGTACTACATCATTTGGTGTGATAACTTTTTTGAAAACTTTTGTAATACCATTAACAACTAACTCTCTCTTGGTAATTGTATAGTTTACTAATACGTTATTAGCATTGAAGTTAGGTATTTTTAATCTATTTGGGAATCCTTGAGCGTTATATGGTGATGAGAAATCAACATCATAAATGTTTTCAAATACAATTCCCGCACCTGTAACTTGGGAACCTCTTGTTAAAATTCCGAGATATCTTTCATCTTCCTTATCACCAAAAGCTGGAACTGTTATTGAAAAATCAACGAGAGCAACTGAAGGTCTTTGTCCTGGAAGTTTCAATCCGTAAGTTCTGGCAATGTTATAAATTGATGACCTTTGTTGTGCATATTGAAGAACAGTTTCTTGAACACTTCTATCAATATGATAATTCAAGTTGTCAGCTACAGCCGCATTCAAATCAATAAAAACTGAAAATACAGAAGCATCATTAAAGTCTTGAATTAATTCAGGATAATAAGTTCTTACATAATTGAGAAGTTCGGTTCTTATCCCTTCAAAATCTCTGGTTGTATATGATATTTTACGATTTGCCATTACTATTAAATATTGATAATAACAAAATCACTTTGAGCGAATGTATTTTTGTTATTTGAATAATCTATCTTGATTTTAGCGGTATATTCTGCCGTTCCTTTACCAGGGAATCTATATACAGGTGATGATGATGTTCCGACAACAGCTTGTCCTGTATCTAAATCATATTCCTCCTGTGGGTCTAATGGTGTAATTGTTATATTGTTTAGAAGTAAGTTTGGCATGTATTGTGCAACAGCATCCCTAATATCTGATTGTATTGCGTCAAATGTCAATCCATCAAAAGGTTCAAAAATGAACTCATATAATCTTGTACCAAAATCAGGCAAGAAATATCTTGAACCCTTTCTTGTTAAAAGAAGATGAATTAAATCTGATTTAATTTCTTCAGATTCAAATTCTGTAAGTGCTAGATAATCCCCTTGAGTTGAGTTTCTAAAGGGGAAGTACAAACCATATGTTATCCCATCTGCCATATGAGATAAATATACTTAGATTATTTTTTTATTAAAGTGTTACCTTTTTGAGCCTTTGGTTCATAGGGACAATGTCTACAACCATTACCACAACAATATCCCCTTTGAATATGATACTCCTCAGTAAAAACGGTTCTACCGTTTTCTTCATAAAAATGAGAAGGGAGAAGTTTTGGCTTCTCCCTTTTTATATTTTGTTTTTCCATCTTATACCAATGTTACTTCACAAGCTCCACCAGCACAAGCGACTTCACCACTTAAATCAGTATCGTCATCCATCTCAACGATTTTTGATAAATCAACGTCATGGAGTGTTTTCATTAATTCTTCATACTTGTCCTTTGTACAATCTTCAAATGGTGCTTGAATATATGTTCCACCATCGTAAGGTAATACTGAAAGTCCATTATAATATTCTTTATTTTCCCACATCCACTCACCAACAGCTGGCCATTCATGTTCTCTGATTGAGATTGTTGCCGATACGTTGTGAGCATTATTTCCACTTCTGTGTCCTGGTTTAATCCATTCTTGTTGAACTTTTTTCACTCTTTCTAATAATTGAATTGGTGATTCGTTTCTTAAGATTGACCCCTCTGGTGCTTTTTGTGGGATTCCAATTACCGCAGTATCATGTGGTCTAAAATATTCATCTTCAACTAATTCAGGATGATTATCTTTTAGATAAGAATAAATTGCTTCATTCTTACCAACTCTCACTCTCCTAACATAATATTCGTTATGCCAAGCGTGGATACCTGAAGATGTACCTAAAGTTAGTGATGTTGTTCCCGCCGGTTTAACTGTTGTTGTTCTTGCCGCTGGATTAATGTGTAATAATTCAGCAACTCTTTTATTTTCTTCTTTAACTACTTTAGCAGCAGATTTCATGTTCAAACCTAACACCGCACCTGAACCGATACCTGTCATTGAAATTCCAATTAACGCATCTTTTTCAGTTGTTCTTTGCCAAATTGGTCTTAAGTAGTGGAAGTTTGTATATCCCGCTTGTAATGTTCCGATGAAAGATGCCGCTCTAACTCTATCTTCATAATCTTCTTGAGACACAACGTTAGATACGTTAACCTCCGTTAAGTTACAGAATTGGAATGGTCTCAAAGCAATTTCACAACAAGGGTTAGTTCCCCAATCTTTGTCATTACTTAAGTAGATACCAGGTTCTCCTGCCCCACTTGCCTCAATTCTCTTCCATAAATCCATGAAGTAATCTTTGGTGATTTTGTGTCTCATCAAAACTGCAGAGTTATTAGCTCTACCTCTTTGTGGATTTGTTTCCCACCAAGCACCACTCTTACATCCAATCATTTCTTCGTCAGTTGCTGAGAATAATGAGATAAGAGCCGCTCTTCTGATACCACCAGCCAATACTGCATCTGCAATATGACAAACGATATCATGTACTTCAATTGGTTTTAATCTTTCACCGTCTTCTTTTGAATCTAAGATTCCTTCAACCTTAATTAAACATTCTTTTAATGGTTGAGGACCAGGAGCTTTACCACCTGATGTGATAAGTCTTGCACCTTTTGGTCTGATATCACTGAAGTCAAATTCAATTTGTGAACCTCCGAAGAAGTATGATTTAACTAACACTTTTACAGCGTCAGCCCATCCTTCAATTGAATCAGCTACTAACCATCTTCTACCTCTTTCTTTATTTGGTTTTCTGATTTCAGGTAAAGCATCAACGTGATGTTTTTGTACTGAATATCCAACACCTGTTCCACCTAAAAGTAAGAACATGATTTCAGAGAATACTCTCCAATCATCAATCGGTGCAAAGGCACA